AGGCCGTCCCCTAGGGGCTCGGCGACCCGGGCGTGCGCAACGGGGTGCGGCTCGGGGGTGCCGTCGCCCCGTTTGAGTACACCGCCAGTGTTAACCGTATGCGGGCCCTTTGGCGCCAGTACCGCGGGGACATACTCAAGGGCGAGTGGATTCCATGCCCAGACTGGGAGCTCGAGGGGATGGGGCGAAACCATATTAGGGGACTTGTCAAGCAGCTTTGTAGGGATGGGGGAGACGTTGATGGGTTTACTTGGGAGGGCGGGCGAGGCGATGACTGGGTTGTGCAGCGATATAGGGAACGTGCCAGACAAGCCGAGGACACTGTGCCAGACGAACATAGCACGGCCCTCGAGCTTCTACAACATGAGTTGTACCCCCGCGCGATGCGCCGAATCGCAGACGGGTTTGCCGGTAACGGATACACAGAACTTGAACGCCGCGCAATTAGGTACGCTCACCGTAAACGATCTGGTGCGGAGCGGCGCGCTGACGATTTGCGACCTAAACTCCAGCAGCAATACACGTATTACAGGTTCAATGGTACTAGACCTGAGCAATATCAGATTGACAGACAATACCCCCCCAAGAGTGGAGCAGATCAAGAGAGAGCCAGAGGAGTCGACGCGAACCCTTACATGTCCGAGCGTAACAGGAAGCTCAGCGTGGTCGCCCCCCTCCAGCCCAACAGCGGGCTCCACCTCCTCGGGAGAACGAATATCAAACATGGAATGCGTCCGACTCCGATCCAGCCCGCTGCTGCGCTGCCATTCCAGCATGCATGCGAGTACTTCGATTCAGGCAACGAGGCCTTCGACCCCGCCCGTCTCGTCGTACAGCCCGGAAAGGAAACCTACCTTGCAGACCTCGAAACCACGCTCGCCGACCCCCCAAAGTTCGGAGCCTCGGAGCGTGACGTCGACAGGGCCATCCGAAAATATTCCAGCAGACTGGGACTCCGACGAATTTTGGAGGACGTCCGGTGGGCGGCGCCAGGTGCATGCAAGGCGAACGGTGACGCCGCCGCGGGGCTGGTCTTCCAGGAGATTGGATCCACCCGTGCGAAGTGCGCGCAATCCATTGAACAATTGGCAAGACATGTCTCAGATCTGAGCACCAAGGGGGTGGTACCTGGGGCGGGGGTGTGGCAGGTGGGGGGAAGGGGAAAGAGGAAGACGCCCGAAATTGGGGAGACACTGCGATCACGCGCGGTAATCTTCGACGATGGAGGCAGCGCAATGGTGAGTAGCATGTTGTCGCAGGGGGTGGGGGAATCAATCAAGGCCGGGGGGGGGGACATCAAAATTGGGCACAGGGCGATGCAGGGCGCATCAAGTGATGCGCGGCAGAGTGAGCGAAATGATGTTGAGTTTGAGATCGACCATAAACGGTTCGGTTTCCGCTTGGCGGAGCCACTGCTCGTAGCTGCCTTCGGCATGATCCGTGCCCTGCTCCCCCCGGGGCGTGAGTGGGACTACAGGGTATTACATGAAATGGGACATTGCATTATCAAGACCATCATCCTCCCTGGTGGATGGGTTTACCGGTGCACATTCGGCAACTGGAGCGGGCCATGGACCAGCATACTTGACAGCTTCTGTAATTGGATCGCCATGAGTGGCGCAATGCACGAGCTAAAGCTGAAGCCCGAAAACGTTGACTTATGGATATACGGAGACGACACATTACTTGGATTTAGGAACGGAAGCTGCCCCTTGGGCCTCACACCACCCGATGTACAGGAGATCCTACGACGGAGATTCGGCATCTATGCTGGTGAGTGGAACATTGGGCGTCTCTCATCGTACGGGAGCGCAGCTGGCGCGACCTTCCTAGGCTGCTGGAACCGTGACGGGTTCCATGGCCGCCCCCTGTCCAAGTGGGTCGACATCTCCGTGCTTCCGGAGAAGCCTAGAGAGGGTATTGGGCATCAATTGAAGCGCATGCGTTACCTCACGCATGCCGCTGTCGCCACGAAGGACAACGAGGACTATTTTACCAGCTACTTTATGTGGCTCAACGAGAAGCTACCCCTACGGGTCCGCAAACCAGAAGACGAGCTGAGGCAATCCCTCAAAACCACCTTTGTGAGGAGTCACTCAAACTTCTCATCGGGCGGTGTCGACTGGCGCGACTGGGAGTATGGGGCTAAGTTAACACTCTGCGAGCTCATGAAGAAGTGCCGCGGCTACCAACGCTTACTACATCAGCGGGAGCTTACCGGCCGTCCCAACTACGAACGTTCGCTACGGAGACGATCCTGGCTCCGAGCGGAGAATCGTGGTGTACCGATCAGCGTCTGTGGGATTGAAAAGGGAGACGTTGCGGACTTCTTGTCCACTTGGCCTGCGACTGCATTGTGAGCAGTACCGTGTCTTGTCTGTT